CTACCCTAATTTGTTTCGGGAGTCAAGTATATAATTCCCTTTCCATTCCCCGCTATATCGACGCTCGGCTGCGATGTTCGTCCACCCGCGAACCACGATACCCTCCTCGGTCATGACGATCTCGATAGTCCGGCGGCCCTGCGATGCTTCGCGCGCGAGGCGAGCGGCGGCGCGGAGATTTTGGGCGATCATGCCGCTTCCGCCACAGCATCATCGACAATCCGCGCGGCAGGCTCAACCTTCGGCGTCGCCGCCTCGATCTCGTCGATCCGCCCGAGCACGCGCAAAATCGCCTCGCGGTGCTTCATCATCCCCTCGGCAGGGCTGGCGTGATGATCGGCGACGATCTTCTTGCCGATGTCCTTGAGCGCGGCGTCCAGCGCCAGCCGCTCGGTAGCGAAAAGCTGACCGGCGTGCTCGTAGGCTTCGACTTTACGGATGCACATGGCATTATCCCTTTCCCGCCAGCGTTTGGGGGCTTCCGAGCTGCTGGCGGAATTTCCGGCTCGGATCGGAGGTTGAGGGTTATTTCGGTTCTCCGGAATATTGGGTTGAAGTCGGCATGGCATTGAGACCTCCTGACGTCGGAATTTCGGGTTGATTGGGTCACGCGGCACGCCTGATGCGGCAACTTAGGCGGACATCCTCGGCGGCAGGGTTATCGCCGTAATCGCAGTCACCGCATTTTGTGCAGACGTTGACCGGAACGCTGCAACCGCAGTCTCCATCCTCGGCGCGGTCACAGCCAGCGTTGCAGCCGCCGTCAGATTGCCAGTCGTGTCCGTGCTCAGCGCATGGCCCGGTTCGGATGGCACGCTTGAGCGCCTCAACGCGCGCCTCTGCGTCGGCAAGCTCGTCAACGAGGCTCATTCGTCGTCGCCTTCCTCGGCGAGCTCCAGTTGCTCATCGAGGAACCGAGCTGTCATTGACACAGCTAGGTCTATGGGAGCGGTAATTATGCCAAACGGCCGCGGTTCACTCGGCATTCCCAGCGGTCCGGGGCCCCGGGCTTTCCAGCGCGCGTGCGCGGCGGCATCTTCTTCCGAGAAGTCGCGCTGCCACAGCCAGAAAGAGCCTGGCGTGTTACAGGTCTGCTTCCACCCCCAACGGCGGAGATAGTCGGTCTTGACATTCTCCAGCGCATTCTTGGCAGCTTCGATCTTATAGAAAAACGTCATTGCGTTTCCTCCCGCTGGTAGTTGAAATTAAACCGGAATTGGCTAGCTCAGGCTGATGATCGAAGAAGGCATCGTATCCGACACGCTCAACGCGGGGTTCCAAAGAAGAAGCCGAAGCGGATCAACCGCAGCCGCGACATTCTCGACGGTGTCGTTTACGACTTCGTGGGCGTCGAAGAGATGATGGCCGAGATGCTCGCGCCGTACCTCGATGATGAAGCTATCGCTGGTCACGGTCCGCTCCTTTCAACCCTGAGCGAACGGTTTTGCGATGGGGAGACTTGGTAGCTCCGCAACCCGATTTTCCGTTGAACCGTTATTTCCCGAACCGCGCCATCGCGTTCTTGACCGCAGCTTCGATCAGCGCGTTTTCGCGGTCGGGCAGCGCGGCCATATGTCCCTGCCAATCCTTCTCGACCGCCTTCGCGTCGATCAGGGTTTCGGCGCGGCCCGCGCGGTCGAGTAACTCGGCCACGGTCGCGGCGTAGGGCGCGTCGGCGTCGTCATCGGTCCCGTCGTGCGCGTCGCCGCGCTGTTCGTCGGCAGGGCCTTCGGCGGCGGCCGGGTTGTCGGGGGTTGCGGTGTCGGCGCCTCCCTCGGCGAGTTCGCCGGTTTCGGGGTCGTGGGCGGGCGTGTCGTCTTCGCCTGCCAGTTCGTCGGCTTGCGGCAGCGCGACCGGGGCTTCGGTTTCGACGTCGAGAACATGGCGGGCCGAGCGCGCGAGTTCGGCATCGTCGGCCTCGCGGCCCTCGATGTCGATGATGTCGCCGGACATCGGCAGCGTCTTTGCATGGCGCCGCATGACGGTCTTTTTCGCCATTTCGCCGAACCAATCGACCCAAGGCCCCTTCGGCGGGATCGGCTCGCCCTTGTAGTTCGTCATGCCGACGGCGCCGGTCTTGCTGGCCTGCCGCACCTTGTTGATCTCGGCGCGCGACATGACCTCGTAGGACATGCTGCCGTCCTTAAACGTCGCGATCGAATAGGCGGCGACGATGTTGTCGTCCGTCATGTCCTCGTCGCTCAGCAAGAGGTCGGGCTTGTGGCGCAGCATCCGCTCGGTCCCTTCCTCGTAGAGAAAGGTGCCGCGCTCATATTCGGCGCGGTAGACGACCTTGGCGGTGATGTCGCGGATTTCGCCGGATTGCAGGATCTTCTTCCTGAGCCCGTAAACCATCGGCATATAGGTTGCCCGCTTGACGGTGACCCATTTGCCCTGTCCGTCCTTCTCGCGATTGTTGAAAATGACGAGCGCGGCTTCGCGGCCATCGGGCAGCAGGCCATCCTGCGCCGCCTTCATGCATGCGAGCAGCAGCGATTGCCGGTCGGCGCGCAGCAGGTCGGGATTGGCCTGCGCCGCGGTGATGATCGTGCGCTGAAATTTCTCGGGCGAGATATGCGCCGGCAGCGCGCGGCGCATCTGTTCCGCGCCCTTGTCCAGCTCGAAGGCGAGGCCCTGCGGCGTAGCGGGATCGGGGCGGCGTGCGGCGACATTGGAGGCGTCGCGGGTGGCAAGCTGGGTGGCCATGTCGGCTATTCCTTTCAGAAGGGCATTTCGTCGCCGTCGAGCGGGTCGGCGGCGGTTTCAGTTTCGGGGGCGGCATCTTCTTCCTGCGGCGCGAGTCCGAGGATCGGCTTGCATTCGAACGGCGGCGCGTCGTCGCTGATCGACACGACATGGACGCGCTTCCAACCATCGCCGGACCGGTCGGGCACCTTGACCATATCGCCGGGGGCGACAGGATCGCCGTCGTTGGCATAGGTATAGGTGCGGGTATCGGAGCTGCGGAATTTGCACGCAACAAACTGGCGAGGCATGGCTATTCTCCTGCGATTTGCTTGAGGGCGGGCTGCGCCTCAAGGGCGCTGGCGGTCATCATCTCGGCCGTGCGACGACCGGCGGCCGCGATCTCATCCGAGATGAGCGCGACGATCTTGTCGGATGCGTCGGCGGGCAGGTTCAATTCGACCTTGCCGCTTTCGCCGTGGACCTCGACCGTCGCGCGGAGCGGCTTGGTCGGATCAGGGCGCCCGTAGCCATAATTGTAGCCTTCGCGGTGGATTGAAACGCGGGTGACGAACATCATCTATTTTCTCCTGATTGTCGGGGATCAGCGGTTGTTGACCGCGACGTCTTCGGTGATGGTGACGCCCGCCAGTTCCTTGGCCTTGGTCGCCTTGACGAGCCGCGCGATGGCAGCATCGATCGCTTCGCGGACCTTCGCGTCGTTCTTCACATGGCGAAAAGCCTTGGCGTAATCGGTGACGGTCGGAACCAGCACGGTCGTCGTCGAAACGGTGGCGCCGTCGTCGGAGCGCAGCGGCTGGCGCTTCACCGGGGCGGGCTCGGGCGGTGGCGGCACGGCATCTTCGAGGCCATTTTCCTGCGCCAGCGCTTCGAGCTTGCGGCGCTGTTCGGCTTCCTCGGCCAGCCGCTTCAATTCGGCCTGGCGCTGTTCGCGGGCATAGGCCGCCTGCATCTCTTCGACGCGCTGGCGCCCGGACTGAATGCGCGCGACGATCGCGTTCTTCTGCCCGTCAACGAGGCGGCCGCCGTCGAGATACGGCTGTTTCATCACCTTGTGGACTTCGCCGACATGCTTCTCGGCGGCGCGGAGCAGACCAACGAGCGAGGCACAGCGCGCCATCGTGTCGGCATCGACGCATTTCGCGCGCTGGACCGCACCGGGGCGATAGGCTTCGCTGTTCGGATCGCCGGCGCCGAGCATGTCGTCGAGCTTCTGCATGAAGTCGGGGCGTTCCTCGAGCAGCGCCGCGCGGAACTCTTCGGGGATGCGCTCTTCGAGGGGCGCGGAATTATGCCCGATGGGCGCGGGTCCAGCCTTGGCGGCGGGCCATGCCGGAGCGTCGGGGAATACGGGGTTGCTGGCCATGTCGGGCACTCCTTCTCAAAAAGGCAAAGGTTCGGATCGGGAAAGGCGGTCGACCTTGCGGCCGCGTTCGGCGTAAGCGCTGTCCGGCGCGTTCTCACGCGCCCATGCGCGGCGCGCGCACCGCGCCTTGAAGTCGGCTTCCGTGATCGGGTCGCGGGCGCAGGCGGGCCAGACACGCTCGAAGTCGAGAATTTCTCCGTCATCGGCTTGGGCCTGCCAGCGATGACTGCGGTCGAGTTCTTCGCCGGTGACGGGATCGAGCGGGGCGCCGAACCACAGGCGAACGCCAATCGCGACGGTGTCCCTGCCCAAGCGAATGCGATAGCACCCGGCAACAGGCGTCTCGACATCGAGCCCATCGAACCGGCGCGTCGCTCCGCGATCGCCATAGGTGCGTGACGCTCGGCTCACAGCCGCGCACTCCACACCGAATGATGCGCGATGACAGTCGCCACGAGCAGCGCCAGGCCGATGGCGAAGCGCAGCGAAATGCGCGGCGCCGGGTCGGTATCGACGGGCTGCAGGGTTTCTGCGGGCGGGAGCTGGGGCGCCATCATGCGAAATACGCCGTTGCTGCAATGGCCGCGCCCAGAAGGCCGAACATCATGCCGGCAAAGGAATGGCCGCTCGGGCGATGAAGCAACGCCCCTGCGTTGGCCCCTGCCACGAAAAGGCATAGCGCCGCGATGATGAGGAGTATCCAGTCCATCACCGATCTCCCCGGCGTGATGCTCCCGAGACCAAGGCGCATTGCCCGATCTCGCGAAGGCAAAAGACCGCCGGACGACCGCAGTCGCACGGCGCGAGCATCGCATCGGTGCGCGCGAGGCTGTCGTTCAGAAGCTCACCGTAGTGGCGCGAGCGGGCGAAGTGGGCCGATGCCACGGGATCGGTGACGGGCAGGTTCATCGCCTCGTCGAACGACAGGTTGAGGCAAGGCGTCTCCGCGAACGACGTTTTGACGCTCGCTGACACGCGGGCAAATTGGGAAAGGCCGCCGTTCATGCTGCACCGCCGGTGGCTTTGGCGATCGCCCTGTCAAGAATGTGCCAAGCCTCATTGATGTTCGCTTGGCGGACAGCCTCGGACAGCGTATCGTTTCGAGCGCCTATCAGAACCTTGGCGTTTTTTGCCGCTTCCAGAAGGTCCGGCGAAGCGGTGATCAACATCCCATCGGCAAGGGTTGTCGCGCTCATACAGATGCTGAAATAATGGCCGTCGTTGATCGCGCCGCGCTCGCTTTGCAGCCAGCCATCCTCGATGATCCACGGCGCCGGAGCGTGCTGCACGCTCATCACCGATACCCCTGCATCGCGACATAATCACCGCGCACCTGCCGGTCATACTCGGCGGCGTCATCGACCAGTGCGCCCTCAAGCATGGCGTCCAGCTCGGCAAGCTGACCCTCCATCTCGCTGCGAAGGTCGGGATCGTCGAAGTCCACCGCGTCGAGCAGGTGATACATCAGACGGATGCGCTCGGCGTCTGTCAGCTTGCGCGTGGCGAAGCTGGCCGTCTCATAGGCCGTGCCGTAACCGGCTGCGGTGAGAGCGTTGCGATAGCCCGCGAAGGCGCGGCGCTGGTCGGGGGTGGGGGTAGCCATCACGCCGCCTCCACCAGCTTGCCGGTCGAAGCATCGGCGCGATACCAAGTGTCTGCCTTGATGCCGTCCTCGCCAACATATCCGACAGCGAAGCGCGCGCGCTTGCCGTCATGGTAGGCAAGGGCAATGGCGCCGTTCTCACCAGCTTTGGCCTTGCTGTCGTAGCCCGACGCCGCGAGATTGCTGTAGTCGCCCGACGCCGCGAGATTGCTGTCGTTGCCCGACGCCGCGAGCTTGCTGTAGTTGCCCGACGCCGCGAGCTTGCTGTAGTAGCCCGACGCCGCGAGATTGCTGCCGTAGCCCGACGCCGCGAGATTGCTGCCGTAGCCCGACGCCGCGAGCTTGCTGTAGTCGCCCGACGCCGCGAGCTTGCTGCCGTAGCCCGACGCCGCGAGATTGCTGTCGTTGCCCGACGCCGCGAGCTTGCTGTCGTTGCCCGACGCCGCGAGATTGCTGCCGCAGCCCGACGCCGCGAGATTGCTGTCGTTGCCCGACGCCGCGAGCTTGCTGTAGTAGCCCGACGCCGCGAGCTTGCTGCCGTAGCCCGACGCCGCGAGCTTGCTGTCGTAGCCCGACGCCGCGAGCTTGCTGCCGTAGCCCGACGCCGCGCTTTCCTTACCCTTGACGTTCGCGATCATCCAATTGACCGCCGCGCCGATGAACTCGGGAAGCTTCAATTCCGCTTCGACCGTGATTTTTGCCGATGCGATCTTGCTATCGCCGTCTTGATGACTGATCTCGCCAGAGGCCTTGACGATGGCAAAGCGGCTGTCGATGAGGTCGTAATAGTTCAGGACGTCAAGCGGGTTCTCGCAAGCGTGGAAGCCCGACGAGCAGATGATGACCGCGCCGTCATGTTCGTAGGTCTTTCCGACCTCATACTGGAAACCGCGGCACGACAGGTTTTTGTCGAAAGCCTTGTATGCGGTGATCTCGGCGGGTTTCTTCTTCGCTGCCACTTGAACCTCCATCGTTGCCCGGGTGGGGCTGATGGAGGCATTGTTCGCAGATTGCGAATGTGCCGTCAAGAGATTATTTCGCAAATTGCGAATGCGGTTGAGGAAGACGAATCAGACGCACGAAAAACCCCGCCGAGCGGGCGGGGCGTCGATGCTGGGTTGGAGATGGGGTTAGCGGTTCGTCGTCACGGGCGGCTGGATCGGTGTAGCATCAGCGGAGGGCGGCTTGTCGAAGCGCGAGTTGCATGCCTGTTCAATAACCGCGCCAATATTCGTGTCTGGCGGGGCGTAGCGCTGGTCGGGCTCATCATAATCCAAACCTCTAATAACCTTGCCATCTTTACTGTATTCCTTCAACGACAAGGTTCTATATCCAGTCGTGTCGCAATCGAATGAATAAAGCACCATCGTAGAACGATGCGCAACAGTTTGGTCTTTTGAATGGTCTTCCTTAACCCATGCGACCCTCTGGTTTCGCGGCCCCCGGATGCTTGTCGTGTCTAGCCGCCATACGGTGCCATTCTCGATCTCGGTGATGTGCATCCATCTTGGCGGGGGCAGGGGATTGGGGTCGCGCGCCGCATCGGCAGCACTAAGCTTGATTGGCGGGGGAATAGAATTTGACGCAATTGCTGGCGAAGGTGGCGCATCTTCTTTCCACCATTTTTCGTATGCAAACCAAGCAAGTAGCGCAGCTCCGGCTAGCGGCCAGAACCAGTCGCCATCGTTTGCCATATCCCGCCCCCTCTATCGACAGTTAGACGCTGCCGCCCGTTCCTGTTCGCCCCTTGATCACGACCTTCGCCAAGTCAATGATTTGGTGCCTTTGAACATCATTGGCCTTCGTCCATAGGTCGATCATATCCTCATCCAGGTCAAACGGGTCATGGTCGAGCAGTAGGCCGGGCGTGGTCTTGAGATGAGGGGCGATGCGGCGAAGCCATTTTGCTGATAACGCGCGATTGCTGTTCACAAGATCGCTGACCATTCCAGGCGTGACGTTCCCGCCGAGAGCTTCGGCCAATCGCGCACCCTTCACCTTGCGGAATCTCATCCACGCGCGAAGGTGGTTTGGGCCACCGTTCTTGTCGTCCTCATCAACCATGTTCGCATTATGCGACACGTCGCAAATCGAGTAATTCCCGATATTGCGAATATTGGGGCTTGAAACGACATTCGCAATCTGCGAATATCTAGACATGACGAAACCCAAAACCTCCGTGCTGGCACGCGATGCTGGCATTAGCCCGTCCTATGCTAGCGAGGTGCTGAGTGGCACACGCAAGCCATCGCGCGCGCTGGCAATTCGGATTTTTCGCAAGACCGGCTGGCGCCACCCATTGCTGGACGGCCTCACCGACGAGCAGATCGACACGCTCGAAGCTGTCGAGCCGTGGCGCCCCTCCGAGAAAGCCGCCTGACCATGGCGAGCGGGGGACAATCCAGCAGTTTCCGCACGGCGGACGGGCGCGCAAATCCCCCTTGTTGCGCGCCCGATACCCTCTCGGCTGGGTCGCCGAGCGCCCGCGCCGCTCCCATCCACGGCGGCGCGGGCAACCTCATTCCAGAATTGAACGCTGCCCTGTTCGGCTGCGCGATCATCACGGCCACAGGCGGGACGCTCACTGTCGAGCCGCTGCAGTTCATCGGACTGTCCAACGCCAGCGGGCAGGTGAGGGCAGACCTTCCGAGGTTCCATCATGCCGTCGCGACTGCCGCTCTTTGCCGCACCGCACAATCTGAAAATTAGAGGTGTGCTGAAACAGGATTAACGGCTGCCAATGTCTGAATATCGTTTAACCAGAGAGGTTTACCATGACCGGGCTTCTGTATTTCGTCATCCTCGTCGTCGGCTTCGCGCTCGGCTTGCTCGTCGGCGGCCTGCTCGGCTTCGGCAAGCGCATCGGGGCTTATGAGGATTTGGTCGATGAGGCTGAGGCCGAGGTCGCTCGGCTGCGGAGGTTGGCGGAGTGAACGCCTACGCTCAATTCCTCGCCCGCAAGTCGATCATCGACCCGCCGACAGGCATCGCCGATCCCGTCGATCTGCCGAGCGCGATGTTCCCATTTCAGCGGGACATCACGGCGTGGATGCTCAAGCGCGGGCGCGCCGCGGCGTTCGAGGGAACGGGCCTTGGCAAGTCCCTGCAGGAACTGGCGTGGGGAGAGGCAGTCGCGCGCGAGACCAAGCGCGAGGTCATCCACTTCGCCCCGCTTGCCGTCACGGCGCAGATGCAGCGCGAGGCGGCCAAGTTCGGGATCGAACCACAGACGATCGTCAACTACCAGCGCATGTCGCATCATGACTTGCCGAAGGCCGGCGGCGTCATCCTCGACGAAAGCAGCATCCTGAAATCGGTCGACGGGCATTATCGCTCGGCTTTGATCGAGGCTTGCGCCGACGTGCCGTTTCGGCTCGCGGCAACTGCGACCCCGGCGCCGAATGACTTCATGGAACTCGGCAACCACGCCGAATTCCTCGGCATCATGTCCTACACCGACATGCTCGCGACGTTCTTCGTTCACGATGGCGGAGACACCCAAAAATGGCGGCTCAAGGGTCATGCCGAAAATGCATTCTGGAAATGGATGGCATCGTGGTCGGTGATGATCCGCAAGCCGTCCGACCTCGGATATTCGGACGAAGGTTATGAACTGCCGCCGCTGAATTACATCGAGCATCGCGTCGGGGCGGAATATGCGCCGTCGATCGACACTGGGCTCCTGTTTCCGATGCAGGCCCGCACGCTATCGGAGCGCATCGCCGCGCGTCGCGCCACCGTGCCCGAGCGCGTCGATAAAGCGGCCGAGGCGACGACCGGCGACGAGCCGTTCGTGTGGTGGTGCAATCTCAACGCAGAAGCCGAACTCGCGGCGAAGCGCATGGGTGCGGTCAATCTGCACGGCGGCCTGTCGGATACCGAAAAAGAGCGCATCATCCTCGAATTTCAGGATGGCAACATCAAGCGGCTGGTCACGAAGGCGTCGATCGCAGGGTTCGGTGTCAACTGGCAGTGCTGCCATCAAACCGGCTTCATTGGCCTCAACGATAGCTGGGAGCAATTCTACCAGGCCATCCGGCGTTTCTGGCGGTTCGGGCAAACCGAGCCCGTCGATGCGCATCTGGTCGTGTCCGAACTCGAAGGTGCGACCGTCGCCAATATCCGCCGCAAAGAGGCCGACGCCGACCGCATGGCCGCGGCGATGGTGCATCATATGGCCGACCTGTCCAGCGTCGCCGTGCGCGGCGCGAAGCGCGACCGGCCCGATTACGCGCCGACCGTTCCCGTTCAACTCCCCGCATTTTTGGAGGCCGCATGACCATCTGCGCCGTCGATCAGGTCGTGACCGACCAATACGCCATCTATCAGGGCGACTCGTGCGAGATTATCCGCGCGATCCCCGGCGACAGCATCCATTTCGGCATCCACTCGCCGCCGTTCGAGGGCCTCTACAAATTCTCGAATTACGACCGCGATATCAGCAACAATGAGGGCGGCGCCTTTTGGGAGCATTATGCCTTTCTGATTGCCGAACTGCTCCGGGTGACCATGCCGGGCCGTCTGCACAGCGTCCACGTCATGCAGCTGCCGACGAGCAAGATCCGGCACGGCCATATCGGGATGCGCGATTTTCGCGGCGAGGTCATTCGCGCATACGAGGACGCGGGATGGATCTTCCATAGCGAGGTCTGCATCTGGAAAGACCCCGTCGTCGCGCAGCAGCGCACGAAGTCGATCCGGCTGCTCCATAAGCAGGTCGTCAAGGACAGCGCGATCAGCGGGCAGGGGCTCGCCGATTATATCGTCAGCTTCCGCAAGCCCGGCGACAATCCCGAGCCGGTCGCTGGCATGTTCGAGGAATTCGTCGGCGCCGGTCTGGACGTCAGCGACGAGGCATATGCCCGCTACTGCGCGAACCCGCCAGCCGACGCCGGGCCGAACTGGAAGCCGTGGCCGCTCGATATGTGGCGGTCGGTGCTGGTCTGGCAGCGTTATGCCTCGCCGGTCTGGATGGACATCAACCAGACCCGCACGCTGCAATACCGTGGCGGCCGCGACGAGAAAGACGAGCAGCATATCAGCCCATTGCAACTCGACGTCATTGAGCGTTGCATCGACCTGTGGAGCAACCCCGGAGAGACCGTGCTTACCCCGTTCCTTGGGATCGGCAGCGAAGTCTATGCAGCGGTTGAAATGGGTCGGCATGGCGTCGGGATCGAACTCAAGCCAAGCTATTTCGCGCAGGCGCGCCGCAACATCGAAGGCCTGAAAGCGAAGTCCGGCACATTGTTCGACGCGGTGGCAGCATGACCCCCGCCGCCACCATCCGCCGCTGGTTCACCATCGCGCGCTTCCGGGTGGCCCGCGTATCCCCGCTCACCGTCGCCGGTCGCCGCCCCGTCGTGCTGACAGAAGCAGACCTCGACGCCGCGCTCGCCCGTCGCCGGGAACAGCGGGCAGGGCGGTCCGACGCCTCGCGCCGCGGCTGGGAAACTCGGCGGCATCAAGATCCACTGGAAGGCGCCCTTGCTGCGCCGACCGGACCTGCGGGGGAGGTTCCGGCTTTCCCCGCCTTTCTCATTCCTGCCGGGGATCAGCGCCCGGAAAGCGGTCGAAACGGGCGGACATTCCCGGATTGCCGGACAGGACATGGGCGTGGCCCTCTCCACGCGACGCGGCGGGCAAGTGACCGGAATGCGCCGGTCGCCCCCTGCCGAAGCAACCATGCCGGTTATTCCACCCCCGCTGATTTCACGATGAAAGGAGCCTGACAGATGGCGAAGAAAGACGACGGCCCGCAAAACGGCGGGGAGATTATCAAGCCCGACTTCGAGCGCGCGATCAAGGTCATCACCAACGACCTCAATCCGCTACTCGAAAAATCGGCCAAGGTCCGCGGCGATCAGGCTGCGGGCTGGAAGGTCATCGAAGACGACTGCCACTGCAACAAGAAGGCGGCCAAGGACTTCCACAAACTGCTCCGCATGGACCCGGAGCTGCGGGACGATTATTTCCGCACCCTTCGCGGCCTGCTCGACGTGTCCGGTCTCGGCATCACCCGCGATCTCGTCGACGAGGCCGAGGGTGCGGACAACGAGCCGATCATCCCGACCAAGGAGCCGACGCGCCCCGAACTCGCGACGGTGCAATAGGCGATGCGGTTGATGGCGCTCGACCTGTCGAAGCGTTCGGCCGGATTGACCGGATGGGATGGCACGTCCACCCGTCCGGTCGTCCTGTCGAAAGAGCTCGGCAGCACGATCACGAACCACGGCCTTGTCTTCGCGCGCCTGCATGGCGTGATGAACGATCTCTGGCAGGTGATCGGCGGCGCCGACGCGATCTATTGCGAGGAGCCGCTGCAGCCCCAAGCGCTCGGCGGCCATACGACCTTCGACACGCTCTACCTCGCCTATGGGCTTTGCGCGCACGCCGCGAGCTTTGCCGAGGCCAAGGGCGTCCGCTTTCATGCCGTGAACCAGACCGCGTGGCGCCGCCATTTCATCGGCGCGATGAAGCGCGGGACGCGGCGCCAGACCTTGAAAGACTATTCCATGGAACGTGCCCGCCAGCTCGGCTTTTCGCCGCGCAATGACGACGAAGCCGACGCGATCGGCGTCCTCGATTATGCCTGCGATCGGGAAGGAATCATGCCGCCGTGGCGGGCAAACGAGGTGCTGCGGCCGCCGCTGGGGGTGTGCGCATGAAGCTCCCCGGCCTCTTCATCGACGGTTTCGCTGGCGGCGGCGGTGCCAGCACCGGTATCGCGCAAGCGATCGGCCGCGACCCCGATATCGCGGTGAACCATAGCTCGGCGGCGATCGCGATCCACAAGGCAAACCATCCCGGAACCGAGCATCATTGCTGCGACATCCGCCTGCCCTTCCTTCCCCGGACCGCGACCCGCGGCCGCAAAGTGTGGGGCGTCTGGTTCTCGCCGGACTGCAAGGAATACAGCAAGGCGAAGGGCGGCCCGGTCAAGGATCGGTCCATCCGCGCGCTGTGCTGGGAAGTGATCGAATGGGTGCGGGAAACGCAACCCGAGGTCGGGTTCCTTGAGAACGTCGAGGAGTTCCAATATGCCGCGCCGCTAGATGGCGAAGGCGTGCCGATTGCCGACCAGAAGGGGCGTGAGTTCAAGCGGTTCGTCCGCGCGCTGCGCGGTCTCGGCTTCCGGGTGCAGTGGCGCATCCTGAAGGCCTGCGATTATGGCGCGCCGACCAATCGCAAGCGGCTCTACATGATCTATCGCCGCGACGGCCTGCCGATCGTGTGGCCGAAGCCGACGCACGCGCCCGCGAACGACAATCGCGTGCTGCGCGGCGAGATGCTGCCCTACCGCACCGCGGCGGAGTGCATCGACTGGACGATCCCGTGCCCGTCGATCTTCGAGCGCGACCGTGAACTCGCCGAGGCGACGAAGCGGCGCATCGCGCACGGCGTCATGCGCTATGTCGTGAATGCGGCGCGGCCCTTCATCGTGCCGCTGACGCATCAGGGTAGCGTCCGGGTTCACGATCTCGAAGATCCTTTCCGCACCATCACCGGCGCGCATCGCGGCGAACTGGCGCTTTCCGACGTCGAGCTCGCCCCGCATCTGATGACGAACCGCAACGCTCAGAAGCCGTTCAACGGCGCTGACGAGCCGACCCATACGATCACGGCGGGCGGCGCGCATCTGAACCTTGTCGGAGCGACGCTCGTCGGTGTTGGGGGCCGTCGCGGACAGAGCGCCCCGATGGCGGTCGATGGTCCCTATCCCACGACGACGGTCAAGGCCGATACTGCCATCGCCTGCTGCACGATGGTCAAGATGGGGAACGGCGAGCGCGAGGGGCAGGCACCGCGCGCGCTCGACGTCGCCAAGCCCTATGGAACGGTCACTGCCAAGGGGTCACAGGCCGCCGCGGTGACCGCCTTCCTGTCGAGTTTCTACGGCAGCGACAAGACGAACGGCAGCGGCGACCCCGAACGCCCGCTGCGCTCCGCTCGCGCCGGCGGGCAACATCATGCCGTCGTCGCCGCGCATATCGAGCAGGCGAACACCGGCATGGTCGGTCACACGCCGCGCAAGCCGCTGTCGACGATCGTCGGCAAGGGCTGCACCCAGCGCATCGTCGAAACGACCATGATCGAGCGGGACGCGCTGCCGCCCGACCTGATGGAGCGCGCGGTGCGCGTCGCGGCGTTCCTGATCAAATATTACGGCAATGAGAGCGACGGGCACGGGCTCAACCAACCGATCGGCACCGTCACCACGAAGGACCGCTTCGCCGTCGTCACAGTGACTATCGACGCCAAGACCTATGTCATCGTCGACATCGGCCTGCGGATGCTGAAACCCCGCGAGCTGGCCCGCGCGCAGGGCTTCCCGGACGACTATGTGCTCGATCCTGTCGTGCGCAAGCTCGTGCGCGGCAAATGGGTCGAGAAGCCGCTGACAATCGCCGAGCAGATCAGCGCCATCGGGAACAGCGTCTGTCCGCCTGTCGCGCGCGCATTGGTCGCGGCCAACCAGCCTGGCATCGCAGAAGAAAGGCTCGCCGCATGACCGACGACCTCAAAGCATGGAAGCGCAGCACCGCGGTCCGCCGCTTCCGCGAGATCAAGGCGAACGCCAGCCGCGCCGGTATGGGCATGAGCGATATGCGCGCCGCACGCGCCGCCGCCGGCTATGTCGATGCGAGTGCCGACGAGGTTCTGCGCTGGGTGCGGGAGGCGAACTGATGCCCCCCGCTGGTTACGATCCCGCCGTCCCGCTGAAACAGACCGCGCGCCGCTTTGGCGTCTCGGTCGCCACCGCGCACGCATGGCGCAAGAAGTCGGGCTACAAGACCCCCCTCCCCGAAGGCCATTGGACCGACGCCGACATCCACCGGCTGCGGACCATGTATTCAGGGAGCAGCCTGAACGACATCGCCGCGGTGCTTGGCCGGTCGGTATCATCGGTCAAGTCGAAGGCGCAATCGCTGGGCCTGCGCCGGTCAACGGGGCAATTCGCGCCGGATCGAGCGCCCCAGATACGCGGACGAGTCCAAGGCCATGCCGACATGGCGGCCGACTTCATCCGCTCGCATGATCGGACGCCGATCTATCGCTGCGACCGGGAGGGCAGTCCGAACCCCAAGGCCAAGTTCTGGAAATATGGATACGGATCGCTCGTCCTGACCGAGGACGCGCTGATCGCCAAGGCTGAGCACAAGGGCTGGCGGGGCGACGCTTGGCGGGAGATCGCGTGATGCTGCCCCGCTGGTATCGTCCGCCTGCCCTCACCCGCTACACCGGACGCGAGATCATCGCTCGCGTGGCAAAACTGCACGACCTGACCCCGGAAGATATCACCGGCCCGTCTCGGCTGGCCGAACATTGCGAGGCCCGTTTCCACGTCATGCGCGAACTGCGCGCGTCGGGGTGGTCGGTCAGCGCCATCGGGCGGATGCTCAACCGGGATCACACGACCATCGTTCATGGGCTGCGGAGGGCGGGATGAGATTGCACGCCGCACCACTGACGTTCGACATAGCAGCGGCATTCGTTCGCGAGCATCATCGGCATCATACGCCGCCTCAGGGACATAAATTCTCCATCGGCGCGATGGACGGCGACCAGCTTGTTGGCGTCGTCATAGTTGGCCGACCGGTCGCGCGTCGGCGCGATGATGGCTTGACGCTTGAGGTGACACGGCTCTGCACCGATGGGCACCGCAACGCTTGTTCGTTCCTCTATGGCGCAGCGGCGCGCGCGGCCTTTGCGCTCGGCTATCAGCGCATCGGCACATACGTCCTGAAATCGGAACCCGGCACATCATTAAAGGCTGCGGGCTGGAAACTGATCGCGGAAACGCCGGGCCGATCATGGTCGGTTCCGTCCCGCCCGCGCACAGACAAGCACCCGATCGAGCCGCGTCTTCTGTTCGAGCGAGGCGCAGCATGACTGTCTCCGAACTCATGCAGGCCATGGCAGACGCCGGCGCGCCCTTCGAGGCGATCGTGATTGCCGTAAAAGCGGTCGAAGAGGCGAGGGCTGCGGGAGAGGTCAAAGAGCGCACGCGATCGAAAGCGGCGGAGCGTCAAGCGCGTTACCGTGAGCGTCACAAATCGTCACAAAGCGTTACTTGTGACGCCGAAAACGTAACGCGCGTTACGCCTGAAATAACGCGTGACGCTGAGCGTAACGCCCTCCCCCTTTCGCCCTCCCCCCTTCCTTCCCCCCAGACCCCCGAACCAACCCCCCACCCACATACCCCCGAGAATAATACCACGCGCGCGAAGGGGCACCGCTTGCCGGACGACTGGCAGCCGAAACCGCTGACCGGAGATGCGGCGCAGGCCGCGGCTGGCTGGCCGCCCGGCGCGCTGGATCGCGAACTGGCCCGGTTCCGCGACTGGGCCGCCTCGGCGACGGGGCCGAACGCACGAAAATCGAATTGGGACGCCGCATGGCGGAACTGGATCAGGAAAGCGGACGATGACGGAAGGTATCGCAACAATCGGAACGGCGCTCCCGGCCATCATGGCGGGCGTGACAATCGAGACGGGTTCAAGCGAGCTTGCGACGACTGGATCGACGAGGCTGGACGATCAGCAACTGGCGGAAATGGAGCGGGTGGCCAACTTGCCCTTGGTCGCCCCGATTCCCTGTGATGCCGCAGACTTTGCCAAACTGATGCGGTCCCTCTCGATCCTGCCGAGCCGGGCCGACGACGAGGTGACGGGCAAGCTGCGGCTCAACATCTATCACCGAATGATGGGCCAATATCCCCGCGCCGCCATCGCCTACATGGTCGAAACCGCCCTATCGACCCTCGACTGGTTCCCGACGCCGAAGCAGTGCCTCGAAATCCTCGCGGGCTGGAAAGACCATGACGCGGTGGTCCACAAGCATCGCACGGTGATGGCCGCGAGCGCGGTTCGACAGGAACGGCAAGCCCGGCTCAACGACGTGATGGAGGCCCTGTATCGACGCGACCTCGATCAGGACCAGATCGACGCCCTGCCCGAACAGATGAAGGTCATCGGCGCCGAACGCGGGTTCCTACGCCTCCACGACGATGGCGTCTATCGCGCCCGCCCTGTCCCGGTGCCGACCGATGGGTGATCGTGACCTCGCGGCGAAATACAACGCCAAGCTGGCCGGAAAGGGCGTCACCGACCGCAAGTGGATTGTCACCGCGGGCGGCGCGTTGATCCTCGTGCCGGCTGGGCGCCATCATTCCGAGCATGAAGACGAAACCGAACCCAAGGAGCGCTTGCTGTGAACATCTCCGCAAAGGCCGCGAGCCTCGAGCATGTGTCGACGATCGACTGGCACGATATCGGCGGCTTGCCGATCGACCGCAAGGACGGCCGCGACGTGCTGCTTTGGTCGGCTGGGAGCCCGGTGCTCTGTTCCTGGTGCGATGGCTGGCGCGATGCTGTCGGGCGTCCCGTTCGGGGCGCGACGCATTGGGCCGATGTGGAGGGGCCGGGGGCGTGAGAGACGACCGCGAATATATGATTCCCGGCCCGGCGCAGGTGGTGGTGGCGCGCCCGCTGGGTCTCGGGATTGATGCGGACCGCGCGAAGGTTCTGCGCTGGCGCCTCGCGTGGCTGGCAGTCGAATTTCAGCGCCACCCCGGATTTGAGGACAGCGACGGCAATTGGTCGGCTGGCGAATTGGTCGAAGAGTTGCGGGCGCTGCTCGCGCCGATCGCAGGGGAGAAATCATGAAGGATTTGAACCGCAGCCAGCCGCCGAAGGCTGACCTCGGGGAAGGCGCCCGCGACCTTGCCCGCGTCTGGTCTGAAATGGCGAAGGTGGCGGCCGACATTGCGCATAGTCGCCGAACGCTGTTTCTCGCCTATGTCGCCGAGGGGTTCAGCGATGCACAGGCAATGGAATTGGTGAAATCGATATGACCGGCCCCCTGAAAAACGCACGGCACGAGCGCTTTGCGCAGGAGCGCGCCAAGGGCAAATCGGTCGACGCCGCTTATGTCGATGCCGGGTTCAAAGCGAACCGGGGCAACGCCGCGCGATTGAACGCAAATGAAAGCGTGAAGGTTCGTATCGCGGAATTGCAGGCGCGCGCCGCCGAAAAGGCCGTTGTCACCGTCGAGGGCATCACCGAACGACTGCTCAAGATCGCGGCAAAAGGCGAGGGAACTGCCGATGCGCCGATGCTGTCCGTTGCCCGCGCGTCCCTGATGGACGCAGCCAAACTCAACGGCCTGATCATCGAGAAGCGCGACCTCACATCATCCGACGGCAGCATGTCGCCGAAGGAGCCGACCTACAAGCTGGTGAAGTGATCCGAGCGTGAGCGCCGCTACCGGATTTTCCGATGAACTGACGTGCGAAGCACCGGGCATAGGCCATAACGGCGGGCCCGTCTTCGAATGCCCGATCCCCGCCATCTTCCAGCCGTTCTTGCAGCCGGCGCGCTTCAAGGTCTCCTATGGCGGCCGCGGCAGCTCGAAGACGCGCACGGTCATCACGATCCTCGTCAACAATGTTCTGTATTCCGGCTGGCGTGTCGTCTGCTTCCGCGAGTTGATGGAGGCCATTGCCGAGAGCAGCTATCAGGAGATCGTCGAAGAGATCGAGCGCCGCAATCTCGGCGCCTATTTCGACATCACCAAGACCGAGATATCCTGTCCGTCGTCGGGCGGCGTTTTCAAATTCTCGGGCATCCGCGCGTCATCGAAGCGACTGCAAAACCAGAAGCTAAAAGGGTTCTCAAACTTCGACGCCGCCTTCATCGACGAGGGCGAGAGCATCACGAAGGAAAGCTGGAACGCGCTCATCCCGACGATGCGCAAATCCGGCAGCGAGATTTTCGTCTGCTTCAACCCGGCGTCGCCGCTCGATTTCATCTACCAGGCCTTCGTCACCGATCCGATCTATCCCGCCGAGCTTCATGGACGGCCCTATTCGATCGTCCTCAAGGTCAACTACACCGACAACCCGTTCTTTCCGCAGGAACTCGCCGACGACGCGGCACTGATGGAGGCGAGCGACCCTGAACTGTTCCGGCATGTCTATCTCGGCGAGCCGGTGGCCGACAATGCGCTGGCGATCATCAAGCCGGCATGGATCGAGGCGTCGATCGATGCCCATCTCCATATCCCTGACTTCCCGATGGGCGGCGGCAAGATCGGCGGTATGGACATATCAGGCGGCGTCGAGGGCGATGTCATCGCGCCGAAGTCGAACGACCCGAACGCGCTCGCATGGCGCTATGGCTGCATCCTGTCCGGCCTCGAAGAATGGCACGACGATTCGCCGAACAAGGCGGCGGCCTATGCTCATCCGATCGTGATGCGCGAGGGGCTGGACACGCTGCACATCGATGACATCGGCGTCGGTGCATCGGTGAAGGGCGAATTCGAGCGATTGGAGGCCGAAGCCAACCCGCCGCGCAAGACCGCCTATATCGGCTGGACGGCATCGGAAAGCCCGCTTGAGCCGGACCGCGAATATCAGCCCGGCAAGACGCACGGCGACATGTTCGCGAACCTCAAGGCTCAGGGATGGGGAACGCTCGCAGACCGGTTCCGCAATACATGGCAGGCGCGGAACGGACTGCCCTACGATCCTGATCAGCTGATCTCGATCCCGCTCGGGCTTCCGGCGAAGCTGCGAACCAAGCTGCAAGGCGAACTTTCGCAACCGCGGCGCGAGAGCGTCAATGGGCGGATGAAGGTCGAGGGCAAGAAGTCGCTCAAGCAGCGCGGCTTCCCATCGCACAACCTCGCCGATGCGGTCGTCATGGCCTACGCGAAGGTCGACGAGGGCGTGGCCGCATGGTTCCTCTGACGCAACATTATTGCGCGTTCACGCAATTTCGCGTAACCATCTGCCACCATGTCGAACGGCTCCATCATCGCCAACGCCTACGACCGAGGGCGCGATATGCTCCGGCGCATGTTCCCCTTCGCCTATGGGCCGAGCGCAAAGCACGACTTTGCGAAGGATTATGGGTGGCCGGACAATCTGGGTTTCGAGCAGCTCTACCGGCTCTACACGCGCTCGGGCCTCGCGGCCGCGGCGGTCGACAAGACCATCGGGAAGACGTGGCAGACCATGCCCGCGCTGTGGGAGAGCGAGAAGCCCGCCGAGAGCGCGGGCGAAAAGGCCATCGCCAAGCAGTTTGCGAAGAAGAACATCTGGCGCGCGCTTATGGACGCCGATCGCCGCAGCATGGTCGGAGAATATGCGGGCGCGATCATCCTGCTGCGCGATGGAAAGCGCCTCGACCAGCCCGTCGACCGCGTTCCGCGCGGTATCGAGAGCATCGCCGGCATCATCCCGGCATGGCAGGGGCAGCTGACGGTCACCGAATGGGACACGGTCGAGGGCAGCGAGACATACGGCGAGCCGGTCTATTTCCAGTTCGACGAGCAGGCGGTCGGCAATCCGCAGAACACCTCGAACAGCCAGGTGCGCATTCACCGCGACCGCATGCTGATCTGGTCCGACGACGGAACGCTCAATTGCCGCTCGGCGTTGGAGCCGGGCTTCGACGACGCCAGCGACGCGATGAAGATCAAGGGCGCGGGCGGCGAAGGGTTCTGGAAGTCGGCTCGCGGCGCGCCGATCATCGAATCCAAGGAAGGCGTGAGCCTCGAAGATATCCGCAAGGGCATGGGCGCATCGACCAACGATGAAGTTCTCGAAAAACTCAACGACAAGGTGGACGCCTTCAATTCGGGTTTCCACAGCGCGCTGATGATCGGCGGGTTCCAGACCAAGCCGCTGACCATCACCCTGCCGCAGCCGAAGGAGTTCTGGGAACCGTGCGTGCAGTCGTTCGCCGCGTCGATGGGCATCCCGTTCAAGGTGCTCGTCGGCAACATCACCGGCGAGCGCGCCAGCACCGAAGACAAGACCGAGTGGGCCGAGACCTGCATGTCGCGCCGCGAGAACCGCGTGTTGCCGATCCTGAACGAGTTCATCGATCGCCTCGTGGCGTGGGGCGTGCTCGACAAGAAGGACTGGACCATCGGCTGGACGTCGCTCCTCGAGGCGACCCCTGACGACAAGCTCGATCGCGCGGCCAAGATGTCGCAGATCAACCAGCAGGCTGGGACAGAGCCGGTCTTCCTCCCCGACGAGATCCGCGATGAGGCCGGGTTCAAGTCGGCGGACGAGGTCGAGGGGTTCGATGAGTTCCTGCGCGAGCGTGCCGAGCGCCAGCGCGCGATGGCTGAGGATGGGCCGGTCAACGATTTGCCTGATGATGAGGTGGTGGAATGATCCGCTGGTTCAAATCTCTGTTCGCTTGGCGTTTCGATCACCAGTCCGGCGCGTGGTCATACTGGATCAACGATGTAACCGAGCGCCGAGAAGCCCGCAGCGAAGGCGGATATTCCCCTCTCGACTGGGAATGGTTGCTGGCCATGGGGCTCGACGAGGAACGTAATCCGTTGATCGACGGCATCCCCGCATGGCGCAGTCGTTACCGCAACAGCCTGCCCGATGGCTGGGTCTGGACTTAGGAGAAAAGCATGTCCCGCACCGTCCGCGTCAATATCCGCAGCGCCGTCAACAACGCCGCTATCCGCCGCGAACGCCGCGACGGCCGCGATTACATCATCGTGCCGAGCGCCACGCTTCCCGACAATATCGTGATGAACGGCAGCATGGGGCGCGTGCGCTATCCCGCCGACGAGATCGCGAAGTCGTTCGCCAGCCTCGAGAACACCCCGGCGCCGCTCGGTCATCCGACGATCGAGGGCGCGTTCGTGTCGGCGAAGGACCCCGAAGGCCTCGCGCGCGGCTGGGTCGGCGCATGGAACCGCAATGTCCGCCGCGAGGGCGGCCGCGTCCACATGGACAAGGTGATCGACGTCGCGACCGCGAACCAGCTCGACGGCGGCAAGGCGATCCTGAGCGCGATCGAGAAGGGGGAGCCGATCCATACGAGCGTCGGCCTCTATTGCATGCTGACCGATGCATCCGATGACGACGCGGAGTTCGACGCGAGCGACATCGTTTTCGACCACGATGCGATTCTCTTGGGCGAGCAGGGAGCGGCCACTCCGGCGCAGGGCGTTGGCATGATGGTGAACGCCGCCAAGGATGCCGACGGCGAGAAAATCGACGTCATCAACTGCAGCCTCGCCGACGACATCGACCGCGATATCGGGTGGTCGATTGAAAGTATGTTGCGCGGCGTTGAACGGAAAAAACAAATTTCGTTGATCGAACGCATCAAAAAGACTATTACCGACATCGTTCAGGGCGACCCGACGCCCGAGGTGCAGGCCGATACAGCCCTTAACGGAGGCGACAAGACGATGGACAAAGAGCAGTTCGAAGCGCTGTCGGGGGAGGTGAAGACGCTGTCCGAAACCGTCGCCGGCCTCGACGACAAGATCGCAGCAGCGGTCGGCAACGCGGTGAAGCCGCTGACCGACGCGCTCACCGCGCAGGCGGAAGCAGCCAAGGCCAAGGCCGAGGAAGAGCACGCCGCTCTCGTCAACCAGGTCGTCGAAGCCGAGCTTCTGACCGAAGACGTCGCCAAGGAAGCGACCGCGCCGGTGCTCAACGCCCTGCTCGAAAAGGCGAAGGCCGCGGCCGGCGGACAGCTTCCCGCCCACCGCGTCAACAATGCGTTCAAGCCCAAGGGCGACAAGCCCGGCTTCACCGCTCCGAAGGGGGATGAATGATGGCGCGCTTCAACAAGATTTTCGTCGGCCCCGTGCAGGAAGTCTTGCCGCAAGTGCAGGAGCGTATCTGCGCCACCGCCGTCCTGCCGGGAACCGCGCTGATCGAAAGCGGCGCGAATTTCGCTCAGGCCGGCGCGTCCGCCGCGACCAAGGTCTATATCGCGCAGGACAATTACCTGACGATGAAGGGCGTCGATGACGCCTATGACGCCAATGATCGCGTCATCGGCATGGAGCCGCTCGACGAGCTGCTCTTCGCCGTGCGCGTCCCGACCGGAACGAACGTGGCGTCGGGCGCAAACCTGACCACGGATGCGAACGGAAAGTTCGTCGTCGCCACCACGGGCCAGCGCGTCATCATGATCGCCGAAGAGGCCTACAACAACACGTCCGGTTCCGATCAACTCGTGCTCGCGCGCAAGGCGCAGCCGGGCATCGTCGTCGCGTAAGGGGGTCTCTGACATGCGTTATTTCGATCAGCAGCTTATCGCGAACCATCCCCGCCAGCACGGCGCGTGGTGGGACGAACTCAGCGTCGTTCGCGAGCACTTCCATCAGACCGAGGATGGCCTTGCCGCGATCGGCAACGCCGCTGCAGTGCTGCCGCGCGATGCGTGGCTCGACCTCGACGGCATCACCCGCCGCGTCATGCGCGCCGACGAAGGTCAGGTCTGGATGGCCGACCTCATGCCGCTCGCCAAGCCGGTCAACATCGGCAAGCTCGTTCACCTGAACCGCGTCTCGTCGGATGCGGGCCGCGTCGTTCGCAGCATGTCGGGCCAGGTTCCGGTCACGCTCGACAAGGTGACCTACGACTATCGCGGCACGCCGGTCCCGATCTTCTCGTCGGGCTATGGCCGCGAATGGCGCGAATGGAACACGCTCCAGTCGGAGAACTTCGACGCGCTCGCCGACGATCAGGAAGCGATCACCGCGAAGATTCGCCGCGACAATGCGCTCTACGTCCTCGACGGCGACGCCAGCATCGTGGTGGAAGGCTATACTGCCTATGGCATTCGCACCTCGCCCTACTCGAAGTCGATCAACCTCGGCAGCGCGGTCGGCGGGGCGAATATCGACCTGACCTCGGATGCCACAACGTCCGACGCGATCGAAGCGTTCATCAACGGCCCGTTCGGCGCTCTGCTGGACGACAACTTCATTTCGGCGCCGGTCAACCTCTACATCTCGCCGGAAATCGCGCGCAACTGGGATCGCCCCTATTCGCTCGCAGGTGGGTTCAAGGGCGGCTCGCTCCGCGACCAGATCCTCGGCAATCGCCGCATCGCGAAGATCGAGGTGTCGTTCGAACTGTCGGGCAACGAATTTTTCTATTTCGTGCCCAGCGCCGAATATATCCGACCGCTGGTCGCGATGGCGACCTCGACCGTCGCCATGCCTCGCCTCCATCCGCGCGCGAACTATCAGTTCGAAGTCTGGAACGCGATGGGCATCGAGATTCGCGCCGACATCAACGGTCGGTCGGGCGTCGGATACAGCGTCGTAGTGAACTGATCGTCCCGCCAAGGGGGTCGCACAGGAGGGCGGGGCTTCGCGGCCTCGCCCTTTTTCGCAGGAGTAAAGGCATGAAAATCCGCATCACAGCAGGTGGCATCTATGGCGCCAACGGTGAAATTCCGATCGGAACGGAAATTGACGTGATCGAGGCACCCGTGAGTTGGGCCGGGCGCTACGAGATCGTCGGCAAGGAACCGGCGAAAGACGCGACGCCGGTAACCAACCCCGCCGCCGACAGTAAAAAGCCGATGGCGCGCAAGACCAAGGCCGACTGACCCATGGCGGCATATGGCGACGACGCGGGATTTGAAGCTTGGCTTGTCGAGCAAGGCTATGTGCTGCCTGACGATGCGCCCTCGCTTGCCGTCCTCCGCGCGCGGGGCAGCGTCTATGTCGATAGCTATGAGAAATTCTGGACCGGTCAGCGCACCGGGGGCGTGATGCAGGAACTTGGCTGGCCGCGCACCGGGGCAACCGTCAACTGCACCGCCCCTATCCCGGATGATGTGACCCCGCCCGCGGTGATCACCGCCGCCTATCGCGCGGCATGGCTGGATGCGGAAACGCCGGGCATCCTGAATGGCTCGGCGGGGACGTCGGGCTCGCGTGTGAAGCGGCAGCGTGTCGATACGATCGAGCGGGAATTCTTCGACGACGGCAAGGCCGAGATCGGCGGCGGGCCCTCCTTCATCGACAGCCAGATTGACGGCCTGCTCTCGCAATTCGTCTGCGACGATACGGGCGCCGCATTCCTCTGGAACCTGGGCGGCTGCTGATGAGCGAGTTCTATGCCGATATGCGCCAGATGGCGACGGAACTGCTCGCCCCGACGAGTGAGGGAGGACTGGGACAGGGCTCGATCGAGATCGTCCGCGAAGTCCCCGGCGCGCCCGGTGCGAACCCTTGGGACCCTCCCGCGCCCTCGACCTATGCTCGCATCCCCCTCGATGGCGCGGCGCGCGGCGTTGCGAAGGAACTGATCGGCGCACCCGTCGAAACGGGCGGCCAGATCGTCGCCACGGATTTGATGGTGATCGTTTCGGTTTGGGGCGGAGCCTATGAGCCGGGCGACGTGCTCGAAATCGACGGCGCTCCTGTGACCGTGCTGAAGGTCGACAATATCCCAGCCGCTGGCCCGCCTTGTGCCATCCGCTTCGTCGTGAGGCGGTGATGGACGACGACCTGCTCGACCTCATCGCCAAGCTCGAGCCCGCGCTGGCGATTGCCTTCCTCGCGGCCATTGCCAGCCTGCGCGCGGGCATCAACTATCCGCTGCTCCTGACTGCCCTTCGCAACGGCGACATCGACGGCGCGATCTACGCGCTCAACATCGACCGCGGCGCCTTCGGAGCCTATGTGATCGAGCGGCAGTCGGCCTTCGCTCAGGCTGGAGCCACCATCTCGGAAGCGCTGACAAAGGACCGCATCGCCTTTTTCAAGCGCCGCGACCGGGAACCGAGCATCCGCAGTCCTGCGCTTCCGCCCGCCGAGCTTGAGCCGGTCGGCCCGTCCGGTCCTCTGACCCCGGCGCCGCCTGCACCGCCGACGCTCACCGCGCCCGGTGGCGGCGAACTGCATTTCAGATTCGATATGACGAACCCCCGCGCCGAGGCCCGCATCCGAACCGAAGCGGCCGCTCGCGTCACCGGTTATGTCGACGAGCAGATAGAGACCGCGCGCCGCGTCATCGCCGACGGCTTCGCGCGCGGAGACGGACCGCAGAACATCGCCACTGACATCGCCGGGCGCATCAACCCGATCAGCGGGCGGCGGCAGGGCGGCATCGTGGGCCTGTCCGATCCGCAGGCCGGTTACGTCGATTCGATGCGCGCGCGGCTGCTCTCGGGCGATCCCGACGAAATGGCCAAGGTGCTCGGCAGCTTCGACAAGGACGGCAAATGGAAGCCCGGCACAGGCATGACGCTGCGCGACCGGCGCTATGACGGCGCGATCAAGCGCGCGATCGCTGCCATCGCCAAGGGCAAGCCGAACCCGCTGACCCGTGACAAGATCGACGAGATGACTGCGAAATATGCCGACCGGCTGCTTGCCCGGCGCGCCGAGGACGTCGCCCGCACCGAAACCGCGCAGGGCGTGATGATGGCGCGCGCGGAAGCGACGGCGCAGGCGCTCGATCGCGATGCGCTTGACGATCAGGCGGTCGAGAAGACCTGGCGGCACCTTGGCGGCATCGACGACGCGCGCGACACGCATCTCGCCATGCACGGCCGCTCGGTCACCGGCCTGACCATGCCGTTCATCCTGCCCGATGGATCGGTGATGCAGCACGCACACGATCCTGCCGGCGGCGCGAAGAACAATGTCAACTGCCGATGCGGCACAGATTTCATCATTGATTGGAGTTGGGGTCTATGAGGCCCTGACGAATGCGCCATATTCTCGAATAGCCACAGCTTCGTAGGCCGAAGCCGCTTCTTCTCGCGTTGCGAAGCTTCCGATATGTCGGTTGCGGATCCTTGCATTCCAGCGACGGCTATTCTCGCACCACGTTACACCTCGAACACCACTGACGTTATCGCGGCGCAGTCCGGTGTTCATGTTGTTTTGAGAGCGGGTGGCCTCCCGCAGATTTGCAAGACGATTATCACTTGGGTCGCCGTTGATATGGTCGATATCGCCTTTCGGCCAATAACCATGAACGATGGTCCAAATGACCCGATGAGCGTAAACCCTGTGGCCGCAGATTTTGCCGCGCCGGTATGTAAGGCGGTCGCTTGCATGATGAATTGAGAACGCTTCCGCGCCCGCCGGTGCCCGGTTGCTGAGCGATGCTTTCCAAAACAGCTTCCCCGTCTCGGGCTCATACCTGAGCAGTTGACGCAATTCTTCTGGCGAGGGTAGTGGGCGATTAGCCATGACGTGATCTCCATACGATCCGTTGCGGTCAGGGCCGGGTGATGTTGACGCATCATTCGGCCCGTTCTCCATATCACGATGGTTGCTTTTCGCAAAACCTGATTGCTTCCGCACGCAACATTATTGCGCTATGGTAGCGGAAAGGAGACTGATGATGAGCTGCCTCGAATGTGAAGAGAGACGCCGCAAGCTCCGCGACGCGATCCTGCGGGGGAAAATGGCCGAAGCGGCCGTGCATGTCGTTGCCGGGGTGCGCGAGATGGTCGCCCCCGCGCCGAAACCCGAGACCAAGCGCCGGGCGCGCCGAGCGAAGTAAATGGGCTGGACCGGCACCGATCCTTCGAAATGGGCGGACCAGAGCGACCGCATGTTGACCGCGCTGTTGCGCAATAGCGTGCAGGCCTTGGCGAAAGAGGCATCGACGACGATCCCGAATGGCGGTCGAGTTCCGGTGCGGACCGGCAATCTGGCGCGCAGCGTTGTTGTCGATACGAAACCCCCGACGGTGATCGAAGGGCTGGCGACCGGCGATTATTCGCTCGGCATTGCTGCGATCGTGCCGGGCGAGCCGATATTCATCGGGTGGCAGGCGCGTTACGCCCGCAGAGTTAATTATGGATTCGTCGGCGTCGATTCATTGGGCCGGTCGTTTAATCAAAGTGGAGCCGGGTTCGCCGAAGCCGCCGCGGCGAAATGGCCCGCGATCGTGCAAGCCGAAGCGCAAAAACTGGGAGGCCGGTAATGCCATCGATCCAAACCAGCGACTGGATGGCCCTCAAGTCCCGCATCGACACGCTCGTCACCGATCCCGCGATGCAGCGGTTCGAGCCCGGCGCCATCGCCACCCCGCCGAGCGACGCGAATGGACCCGCGCCATATATTCTGCTCTCCGATGTCCAGAACGATCCGCAGCGTGTCGGCCTCTCCGCGCGCGCCAATGTCGGCGTCGACCATATTCGCTCGGGCACGCTGCTCATATCTGTCCAGTGGCCCATCGCGCGCGCCGTCACGCATACGCAGCTCGTCGAGATCGCGGGGCAGATCGCGGCGCATTTCCCCGCGGACACCTGCATGACCTTCGGCGCCTCGCGGCTGCGCACGACGCAGGATGCGGCGGCGCTGCAGCCCTTTGTTGAGGGGGCCTATCGGGTTGCCGTTGTGCGGGTGTTCTGGTCGTCGATGTAGCTGGCGCTTCACTCTAGCGAACGAATAAAAGCCCTCTGCGCAACATTATTGCGCCAATCCCACATCTGTTGTAACGTTCGGCCACTTGGAACCGCCCCGATGCGGGCAACAGGAGCGCCGAACCATGGCATTGCAGGCTGTCGCAGGGTCGAAAATCTATATCGGGACGCGCGTCGCGCCCAAGGGCACGGTGGCGCTTTCCGATTTCACCGCGCAGGAAAGCGAGTGGACCGAGATCAAGGGATGGACGCAATCGGGCTCGCTCGGCGATACCCAAAACCTCATCTCGCAGGACTTCATCGACGAGAACCGCACGCGCCAGATCAAGGGCACCCGCGTCGGCGCATCGATGGAAAACACCTTCGCCCCGATGCCGAGCGATCCCGGACAGATGAAATTCATCGCCGCGATCGACAGCTGCTCGCCCTATGCCTTCAAGGTCGAATGGGGCGCCGGATGCGCATCCGAGGGCGAGGTGACGATCAGTGTCGCCAATCCCGGTATCGTGACATGGCCCGATGGTCACGGCCTCGAAGCCGGATCGCCCGTCATGTTCACACCGACCGGCGGCGATCTCCCGACCGGCCTCTTGCCCGACACCGTCTATTATGTTGTCGAACCCATCACCCCGACGACTTTTGCCGTTGCCGCCACGCCGGGCGGCGCCGCGATCGAAACCACTGTTGCCGCGACCGCGACGTCGATCACCGCCACGGCCCAGCCCGCGGGCTCCACCGACCTGTTCTTCGGCCTCGCCATGCCGGGCGCAAAGCAGGGCGGCGCCGCCAACACGCCGCTTCTGCGCACCTGGTCGATCCAGGTTGACAGCAATATTGTCGAGATTTGAACAAGCTAAGGGCGTCGGCCTGATCGGGGTCGGCCGTCGCTCTTAGACCCCGAACTGACCCCCGCGAGACCAGACATGGACATTGCCAACCTCAACAAGAAGGCGGACCTCAGCGAAGGCGAATGGATCGACGATATCCCCGACATGGAAGGGGTGCGCTTCAAGGTCCGCAGCACCAATTACAAGCCCTTCCGGGTCGCAACCGCAGGGCTCGCGCGGCGCAGCGGCAAGAAGCTGCGCACCGACGAGGGCGTCGTCAACTATTCGATCACGGCCGGCAAGGCGCTCGCCGAGCATATCCTGCTCGATTGGGATGGCGTCACCGAAGGCGGCAAGCCGCTGAAGTTCGATGGCAAGAAGGCACTCGCGATCCTGACTGCCGACGACGACTTCGGCATCGGCGAAACCTTTCGCCGCGGCGTCGAATATGCTGGCGATCAGGTCGCGGACCGGGTTGCCAAGAAGGCCGAGGAAGCGGCGGGAAACTGACGGCGGCCCTGCGCTGGTCGCTCGATCATCACGACGAGTGGAAAGCAGCGAAGGAAAAGGCCGATGCCGAAGATGCTGATATCCCCGAAGCGCTGGAACCGCCCGAGATCATGGACGGCTTCGGCGGCTGGTATGACGACTTCTGGCGCCTCTCGACCGAGAGGCAAATCGGCATGGGGGTCGGCCCCATCCCGCAAAGCGCGATCGACCGGCATGTCGCCGGGTGGAGCGATGAGGACGCGGACATGTTCGAGTTCTGCATCCGCGAGATGGACGGGGTCTTTCTGATGCGCGCGAACAAGACCGAGGAAGCCCCGGCGCCCGGCAATCCCATGGAAGCATTTCGCAGCGCCACCGCCGCGCGCAGGGGCAAATAGATGGACGTGGCAGCGCTCAGTATGTCGGTGGATTCGAGCGGGGTTGTCAAGGCGACCGCCGACCTCGACAAGTTCTCCGCGTCCGCTGACAAGGCGAGCGCGGCGGCGTCCAAGGTGTCCGGATCGGGCCGCACCGCCAAGCTGGGGCAGGACTATGAGCGGGCCGCGCGGGCCGCTGACAAAGCCTCCGGCAGCATCATGCGGATTGCGCAGACCGCCATGAAGGCGGACGCGGCCATGCGTGCGGCAAACGACAACACGGGCCGGTCCTTCGCCAGCGCCAGCGCCCATGTCGAGGCCTATCGCAAGCACCTCGCCGCACTGCCGACCGCGGCGAACCAGGCGGCCGCCGGCATCGGGCGGGTGTCGAAGGCCGTCGCGACCAGTGCCGGGGCGATCAAGGCGAATACCGGCAATATCGCGGCGCAGTTTCAGGATATCGGCGTCACGGCGGCAATGGGCATGTCGCCGCTTATGATCGCGCTTCAACAGGGAACGCAGCTTTCGGCGGTTTTCGCCGCGTCGGGGCAAAGCGCCTTCAAGGCGATCGGCAGCGCGATTGGCCAGGTCATCAACCCGACAGCACTGTTGACGATCGGCCTTGTCGCCGCCGCCGCCGCGCTCGTCCAGATGGTCGACTGGGGCAAGCTGGCGCAGAGCGCGATGCTTGGCCTCGCGGACATATTGGAGACGATCGCGCCCTATGCCGTCGCCGCGGCGGGCGCGCTGGCGCTGCTCTACGCCCCGTCGATCGTCACCGGCATCGCGACGGTGACCAAGGGCTTCGTCGGCATGGCGGCGTCGATGCTTGCGCTCATCCCGATTCCCGTCCTGATTGTCGCCGGCCTCACTGCGATCACCGCGGCGGCCGTGCATTGGCGCGACGATCTCACCCGGATATTCGGCACCGACATCGTGGCGGCCGCCAAGAGCGGCATCAACTACATCGTTGGCGGCTTCGTCGGCGCCTACAATGCGGTCCGCGCGACATGGGCCGATCTCCCGGCAGCGATCGGAGATGCGGCGATCACGGCGGCAAATCGCGTCATCGACGCCACGAGCGGCATGGTGAACCGGGTGAAGCAGGAGCTGAACGACCTGTTCGTCCTGCGCGACACCGAGACCGGCAAAACGCGGCGCCTGTTCAACTTCGACACGCGCTCGAGCCTCGGGCGCATCGCCAACCCCTATGCTGGCTCCGCTGCCCGGGTCGGCGGTGTCGCTGCCGATGCCATCCGGTCCGCCCAGAGCGTCGATTATGTCGGCAAGGGCATCGACGCCGCGCGCGGGCTCGGTCGCATGGGTGCAGACGCCCTGCGCGGCCTCGCCGGCAGTCTCGGCGCCGATGGCGCGGCCGGAAAGGGCGACAGCGCAGCTGGACGCGCTGCGGCGATCAGCGAGGAAGCGCGGGCGCTGCAGGAACGCAACCGGGCGACCGAGGCCTATATCGCGAGCCTCACCGACGAGGTTGCCAGGATCGGCCTCAGCGACGAGGCGCTGCGCAAGTACGAGGTCACGCAGGCGCTCTCGCGCGCGACGACCGACAAGCAGCGCGAGGCGATCGAAAAGCTCAGCGCCAAGCGCGAGGAAGGCCTCAAGGTGCTGCGCCAGCAGCAGGAGGTCGAAGCCGCACAGAAGCAGCTCGCGGCCGTGCGCAGCAACATGGTGAACGGCATCGACATCGAGCTGGCGACCATGGGCATGGTCGGCGAGCAGCGTGAGCGCGAGATACTGCGCATTCAGCGCCAGATTGAAATGACCGACCTTCTGACGAAAATCCAGAAGGCGGAGGCTGACGGCAATGTCGCGCTCGCCGACACTTATCGCCAGCTTGCCGAGGCAATCGATGAGAAATACGCCAAGCAGATGCGGGCGCTCAGCGGACGCGAGACGATCGAGCAGATGCGGGAGCTCAACAGCATCATGACGCGCGGTGTCGAGAGCCTGAATAACGGGCTGGTCGATGCGATAATGGGCACGAAGTCACTGGGCGACGTGTTCAAGCAAGTGGCGAACCAGATCATCGCCGACCTGATCCGTATCGCGATCAGGCAATTGATCGTGAACACGCTCATGAAGGCGCTTGGGTTAGGGGGTGGCGGCAGCTTCCTAAGCGGCCTCTTCGCGGACGGTGGCGCGTTCGGCACGGCTCAGCAATACGCCCGCGGAGGCGCCTTCGATCGCGCCCAGCGGTTCGCCAATGGATCTGCATTCACGAACAGCGTCGTCTCGACGCCGACCCTGTTCAAATTCGCCAACGGGTCGAAGTTCGGCGAGATAGGCGAGGCCGGTCCCGAAGCGGTCATGCCGCTCACTCGCGGCCCCGATGGAAAGCTCGGGGTTCAGTCGCACGGTAGCGGCGGTAGCCGTCCGACAATCGTTTTCAGTCCGCAAATCGTAAACGAGAACAAGTTCGAGGGGGCCATTGGGGTGGACAGCTTGGTAGCCATGAACCGGCAGATGGGCGAAATGACGAAAGAGCAAATTCGGCGCGAGTTGCAGTCAATGCTTGCTCAATTGGACGCAGATGGAACTCTCATCTGAGGGGGATGGCGATGAAAATCTACCAGTTCCCGACCTTCCGCATCGAGACGCAGCTCTTCCACACGCCCGGCGCGGGCTACGACGGCGGCCTCACCAGCGGCGGCGCGCAGTTCATCACGCCGGAGCCCGGCGGTTTCGGTGTGCTCGAAATTGCGCCGGCGATCATCGACACCGAATGGGATGCCCCTCTCGCGTCATGGGTCATGTCGAAGATCGGCGGGCAGATCTTCCGCGTGCGCCTCGCGCCGTCGCCGCAGATCGCCTACAGCCGGCGCCGCGGTATGGCCGCCGTGCCGTGGGACAATGGCCAGACGTGGTCCAATCAGGAGAATTGGGACGGCGACTTCACCGGCACCTATTCGGCTGCCGCGCTCAAGGGCACGCTTGAGGTCCAATTCGACCTCACCGGAGTTGGACCGATCGTGTCACCAGGCCATGTGATAGGCCACGCTTACGACTGCTATCTCATCGACGAAATCAGTTATGCCGGCGACATCGCGACCGCGACGGTGACGACGCCTCTGCGCCGTGACTTCGCGCCGGGTGACAACTGCTATCTGCGACCGTGGTTCACCGGGCGGATAAGCAACGGTTCAGATGTTAGAGCGCCATACAACAACTTGGGCCATCTCCGCCCGGGGAATATCGTGTTGTACGAGGCGCTTGTAGCATGAGCGCGTTCTAGAACGCTCGCTTTGGCGCGTCCTGCATCTTGCATTTCCCAACATCGGGAAATTCCCTATCGCCGATATGCTTCACGCGACGCAGCGAAAGGTCAACCCTGCTTAGCGTGTAGCTGAGATTCAAGGCGCCAGGACTGGACCATTTGACCTCTGTTGGTGAAAATATGGCAGGGCGCCGCTCCATAAATCCGGTTGACTGCACAAGTGTCGTGACTTGACCATTTGCTTCGTCTGCGGTCACATCTAATGCTGCGGGGCCATTAGGAAAGCCGCAGAGCAAATAAGTTGGCGCTTGGGTCGCAGCTACCAGTGAGATTGCGGCAAGAATCATGACCCCTCCTTGGGAGGGAGAAGACCTACTCGGCTTCAAGCCCCTTTTCAACCAGGCGACGGACGGCCTCAGGGCGTGAGGGTAAATCGTCCTGTTCGCGTCGAAAGCCATCGATCGCGTCGAGCATTGATCGCTCGAATCGGACATTGACGGCCTCGGAATCGACCGGCGGCCTGCCCATCCTTTTTGATTTGTTGGCGCTATTATCTGTTGACATGCTGATTTCATAGCGTCATAATGTTCGGGCGGCAAGGGAAATCCTACCTTCCCCGCCGCCCTAACCGAAACGATCACTGGAGGATCGCATGGCTACCGCATCTTTATCGACTCCACCCGACGTCTGCAATGAAGCGGCGTGGAACACCCTCATGTCACTCTACCTGTCGGCCAAGGCGGCGGCAGATGAATATGAACGCAAAAAGCTCAAGCCGCTATCAGACGAGCGAGGGCGCATCTGGCCGGATATCATCGCGAAGTGCGATCACGAGATGGCCGCGCAAGTCCGCTGGGACAATCAGAGCGGCTATGGCGAAGTGGTCGACGAATTTCAGGCTCTGATCGACATCATGTGCGAGCGGGAGGACGCTTTGATCGGGTTCCCCGCCCCGAACCTGCCGGCGCTTAGCTGGAAGCTCGAAAAAATCCTCGAGCCCAATCACGACAGCACGCCTTGCTGGAACATGTCCTATGTCCGGCAGACGATCGAAGATCATCGTCGGCTGCTGAATGGAACGGAGGCCTGATATGGTCACGAAATCCACCGCAGCAATCGAACTGCCGCCGCTGAATATCCAGACGGTGACGTTCGTTCTCGTCGGCGACAGCCCCCTCATCGTCCATGCTTGGAGCGAAAAGGCGAAGCGCCAGATGCTCGACAAGCAGATGAAGAAGGCGACCAAGGCCAGGGAAGCAAAAGACCCTGAGGCTGACTATGAGGCGTGCTTCTACAAGACCGAAGCCGGCGCGTATGGCTTCCCCGCGATCGGCGTGAAGGCGGCGATGGTGTCGGCCTGCCGGTTCGTTGATGCGAAGATGACCGTCATGCGCGGCGCCTTCCATATCGATTGCGAAATGCTGGAAGTGATCGGCGAGCCTCGCCCGCGCGAAGACATGGTGCGGGTCGGCATGGGCACGGCGGACATTCGATATCGCCCCGAGTTCGTGGACTGGCGCATTCCGGTGACGATCAAGTTCAATGCCAGCGTCATCAGCGCCGAGCAGATAGCGAACTTGCTGAACGCGGCGGGATTCGGCGTCGGAATCGGCGAGTGGCGACCGGAAAAGAACGGCAGTTATGGCCGTTTCCACGTCGCCACCAGCGAAGAGTCCGAATAATGGGCATGGTCTATCAGTGGAAGCCGGGATCGGTGCATCGCATCGACCCACAGGCGGCGGGCGAGGAAATGGAGCGCATCCGGGTTCGTCAGAACGGTCGGCTGGAAGCGGTAGACGTGGTTCGCGAAAGCCGCGATCCCGAGGCGCCACTTCACGATGAATTTGAGTGGGACGACGCCAAGGCCGCGGACGCTCACCGCGTCACTCAGGCTATGGCGATGATCCGGCATATCACCGTACTGACACCGAAGCGTAGCGGTGAGGACGCGCCGATCCGGGCCTTCGTATCCGTTGTCCGCGATACAGATCGCAGTTATACATCAACCGCCCACGCTCTCTCTGACGCTGAGCTTCGCCAGCAAGTGTTGGATCAGGCATGGCGTGAACTGGAGGCGTGGCGCAATCGTCATGCAGAGCTGACCGAGTTAGCGGAGATTTTCGCGACTATCGATCAGGCTCGGGCCGCCTGAAAGGGTCCGAAACATGGCAGGCTAGGCAAGGCAAGTTCTGGCGGGGCCAGGCGTGGTAAGGCCCGGTGGGTCAAGACATGGCAGGCTAGGCGGGGTGCGGAGAGGCTTGGCCGGGTAAGGCGAGTCGTGGCACTGCAAGTCCAAGGAAGGGCGGCTCTTCGGGGCCGCCCTTTTTGCTCTCGAAACTTGCGTAAAGTTACATCTAGACGTAATTATCGTGCGTGAGCGAGTTCTACGACCAGATTGACGAGGTTCTCGGTGAGGCCAGCGATGTCACCGACATCGTAGCGACCGTCCGCAAATGCTGGTTCTACGATTTTCTCGACGACCCCGTGCGCCTGTGGGATGGGCAGGGCAATTTCATCGACGCGAACGGCAACGAATGGCTTGGAACCGTCGATGCGGGCGGCGGAAATCTGCATAAGACTCCCGCGCTTCAAGATGGTCGCGACGGGACCAGCGCGAGTTATAATTTCAGCCTCACGATACCGCAAATTCCCGGCGAGGATGTGCTTGCCCTCTATAACCAACTCAAGGCAGATCAGTCGAAAGTCTATGGCCGGACGCTGACCTGCTATCTGGTCCTGTTCAAAGAGGGTGAGGGGCTGCGCCCGAACACGCCGATCAGCTTCTACAAGCAGATGACGATGTTCTCGCCCAAATTCGACGAGACCATATCCCGGAATGCGGCGGGAACCGTGGTGAGGTCCTATGTCGTGTCGCTGGTCGCCAAGGACAGCAATCATGGGCGATCGGATACGCCGGATCGCAGCTACGCCGACACGATGCAGAAGCGCCGCGCGCAACAGCTAGGCGTGTCGGTGGATCGCGGGTCCGAATATCTCGCCCTGCTCGCCAACCGCACATACCAGGTGCCGTGATGGACGTCGTTGACGAGACGCTGCGGGAGTGGCGCGCGGGCACGTTTGTCTATGGCCAGTCGGACTGCATGTTGTCGATCGGGCGCTATCTTGCTCTCACAGGTCACGCCGATGTGACGGGGCGGTTTGTTGGCCGCTACGATACGCATGAGGGCGCGCAGGCGATGATGGAAGCGCATGGCGGTGTCCCCGGCCTCATGGCGCTGGCTGGGGCGCTAGCCAAGGATGGGACACCTGCGCGTGGGGACGTGATCGAGGTTTCCTATCAGAGAGGAGGCCGGGATTGCGGCATCGGCGCCCTCTGCACTGGCGACAGCGTTGCCCTGCGCCTTGAGCGGGGAATGATCGAATTGAGGATGGGGCTGATTCAATGCCGGGGGGTCTGGCATGGCAGTCGTTAAGAAAATCGTTGGCCTGGTGGCCATAGCCGCGCTTACATATTTTACCGTAGGGGCGACCGGATTTGCTGCGCAGTTAGCTACACAGCTTGGCGCGTCTGCCACTGGCTTCGTGGCAACACTTATCGGCTCAGTCATTATCGCAGCAGGCACATACATTATCCAATCAGTGCTTGGAACGGGACGCGGCGCGCCAGACATGGAAGCCGGTAAGGTCAACGTCCGCATTCCAGAGCCGCCCCGCTGGCTGAATGCCGGTCGAGCACGCCAAGGCGGCGCCGCGCTGTTCGGCGAGTACGACAGCCAAGGCCGCTGGTGGATGCTGATCGTTCACAGTGACTCCATCCTGCATTCGCCCTATTCCTATTCCCTCGACGACGAGCCGGTCACGCTCGACGGGTCAGGCTACGTCTACCAGAAGGAATTTCGGCTAAAGACCAACAAGGCGAAAGACCCCGCCGAGACCGATGGTGAAGGCAAGGGCTATATCCGCATCTGGACGACGACCTATAGCGAGAGCGATCCGACGCCGGCTCGGATATCCGCTCTCGACAGCGAGTTTCCGTCGAAATGGACCAGCGATCACCGGCTTGTCGGCACGACCTTCAGCGTTGTTTGCATGGACGCGCTCGACATCGAGCATCGCTACAAGATCTATCGCTGGCGCGGCCCGTTCAACCTTGGAGAACCGGCGCTCAGCCTCGTGGGCGACTGGGACAATATGTACGACCCTCGCGACGAGACGCAGACGCTCGGCGATCGCACGACCTACAAGCCGAGCCGCAATGCCGCGCTCGTCTGGGCATGGTTTCGCACCCATCCCTTCGGCCGGGGCAAGCCCGAAAGCGCGATCAACTGGGACATGATCGCGGAGCAAGCCGATATCTGCGATGAGGACGTCACCGGCATCGAGGGCACGCAGCCGCGCTACGAGGCCGGCGTCGCGATCGTCGACAGCAAGCGCCGCGCCGATGCCGAGAAGGAAATCCTGCTGGCGTGCGACGGGCAGATCGTGTTCGACGAAGACGGCAAATCGTGGGTGCGCGTCGGCCACTGGTACGACCCGACGCTGAGCTTCAGCCGCAATCGTGACATCATGGCCATGTCCAGCATGGAAGCCCAGGACGGCGAGAGCGAGACTCAGGGCGTCATCGTGCGCTATATCGATCCGGCTGCGAATTACACGGTCCAGCCTTCGGCTGCATGGATCAACCCGCTCTATTACGACCCGCTGACGACCCCGAAATTCCTCGTCGTCGATATTCAGGCCTGCCAGAACCACAACCAGGCGATGCGGCTCGCCAAGGGCATCGGAATGCGCTCGCAGCCGCGGCACAAGATCGGGCCGACCGTGAACCTGCGCGGGCTGCGCGCGCGTCAGGAGCGCATCGTCGCGATCAATTACGACAACACCTTTGCCGGAGATTACGAGATCGCAACACCGGTCGAGCTCGACGGCGCCGGCATCTTCACCGGATTCGGGGCGGTGCCGATCAATTCGAGCCGCTGGACGCTGCTCGAGGGCGAGGAACAGCCGAAGCCGGTTGTCGACGGGACCGCAGGCACGATCAGCTTTCCGGCCATATCGGGTGAGACCGTCTATTATTCGGAAGGCGCGATCCGCATCGACTTCCCGGCGCTGCCGCGCGACGACGCGACCTATGTCGCCGAATATATCCGCACCGCCGACATCACCGGCAGCGAGAACGATCCATGGACGTCGATGGCGGTCAACGTCGACACCGCGCTCAGCGGCCCGGTGCAGGGCGGTGTCAGCTATACCGTGCGCTATCGCTATGTCACTGGTTCGGGTCGTGGCCCAGCATGGGAATATGACGTCGTGACCCCGGAAAACCCGATGTCGCCGCCGACCGAGCTTTCGGCGACAGGTGGCGTCGGCGAGGCAGAAGTGACGTGGCGCAATCCCACCGATGCCGCGCTCGCCTATGTCATCCTCTACCGCAACACCGTCGACGACTTCGGCACGGCCTCGGACATCTCGGGCGAACTGGTCGGCGGGCTCGGGCAGGTGATGAGCGTCACCGACGACAGCCTGAGCGCGGGCACGTATTATTTTTGGGTCGTGGCCTTCAACGCCGATGACACGCCGTCGAGCCCGATCGGCAGCGTCAGCGCGGTGGTGACCTGATGGCCCTTCGTCCCAAGCGCATCGCCGGCGCCGTCCGCAAGGATGGCAAGCTCATCCCGATCGAAGAGGGCGAGGCTGTGCCGCCGCCGAAGGATGACAGCGCCGGATGACGGCTTTCCGATAATTTCGGCGCGCTTGTCGATTGTTGCGTGTGCGTGTATGACAGCGCAATATTCTTACAAAGGTGAGCTATGGGCGCCGTCGAAACAGCCAGAGACGCACTTTTCGGCAATCCTCCGAAACCCGATTTCGAGCCTTCGCGCGAAGGGCTTCTGGCCGCGATCTCTGAATTGCAGGAAAATATCACCGGCATCGTCAGCGGGATCCCGGCCTATGCGACGGTCACCGAGCTGCCGGCGGTGACCACCGACGATAACGGCAAGCAGGCTCGCGTCTATGCGGACGGCGACCCGGCCAACAATACCTTCTGGATCGTCCAGTCGGGCGCGTGGCAGATCGACACATCGTTCGCCGATTCCCTTGAAACCGCAATCCAGCCCCTCGTCGACGAAGCCGAAGCCGCCGCCGCATCGGTGTCCGACATCGTGCAGAAGCAATCGTCGGAAATCCCTTCTGTCGCGATCACCGACGAAGACGGCAACGCGGCGATGACGGTCTCGGCGACGAAGGTTGATCACCCCGATATCAACCAGATCCGCAGCGATTCCCTGACCGCGGGCGGCAGTCTCGTGCGGCAGGCCGGCGCCGACCGTCTCGCCATCACTGACGAGGAAGGCAATGCGCTTGCCATCTTCGACCTCGCCAACCCCAGCGGCGGCGAAGGATCGGGCGCACCGGCCTCGACCTATGATATCGAGCCGTCCGCGTGGTCCTATGGCGACAGCGATGCCTATAGCCGCGAAGCCAACCTCGAATCGGCGGCCTATCTGTTCGTCATCTTCGGCCAGTCGAACGCGATCGGCACCAACAACGACGCCGATGCCCTGATCTCGACGACGCCGACCTATGCCGACAATGCCCTTATGCTCGGGGCCTCGCCCCGCGTGACGACCGGCGGCAACAGCCTGACCTCGCTCAAGGAAGTCTCGTCGGGATCGCTCAAGGAAACCGCCGTCTCGGCCATGGTGAACCACTTCATCCGCGAGCATGACGACACCTTCAGCGCGCTGCCGACCGTCGTTGGCTTTGCCGCGGGCGTGGGCGGTCAGCCGATGATGGCGCTGAAGCGCGGCTCCGACGGCTACGAGGCGATGCTGGCTGGCGTCGACGATGCCGTGACCGGCCTTCGGGAGCGCGGGTTCCGCAAGATCACGACCGTTGTCAGCTGGATCGGCTCGGAAGGCGATGCCGACAAGTTCTTCGGCATGAACGCTGGCTGGTGGACGACAATGGCGCAGGCGTTTTTCCGCGGCGTGCAGCAGGACATCATGGAGCGCACCGGAGAGGCCACCGCGCCGATCGTCGTGCTACAGCCCATCTCCTACAATCCCGACAGCCTCAACGGCTCGGTTCCGCTGCCCTCGGGCGGTTCGGCCGTGCTCGACCTCTGGGACGCGCCCGTGCTGCGCGGCATGATGGCGCTCGATGGCGTCGACAATATCCGCGTCGCCCCGCCCGCCTATGCCTATCCGCATTCGACGGCTGGCGGTGATGTGCTCCACCGCAACAACACCGGCCATTACTGGTGCGGGCTCAACCTGGCCAAGGTCGCATGGGCGGAACTGATCGGCACCGGATGGCGCGGCTGTCGCCCGTCGCGCACCGACAAGCCCTATTTCGCGACCGCGACGCAGATCGTCATCCCGTTCGATACGCAGGGCGGCGGCCCGGCTTCGGGCGGCGGCGATGACGGAACCGCGCTCGTGCTCGACACCAGCGGCGATTACGTCACGACCATTACCAATCACGGCCTCGAGTTCGACGATGGCAGCGGGTCGGCGCCGTCGATCTCGGCTGTTTCCGTCGATGGCCGCAACCTCGTCATCGACCTGTCCGGTGCCCCGACTGGCCTTCGCCCGCGTGTCATCGGCGGGATGACGCCCAGCACGGCCGATGGCGTCGGCCCGGTGACGGGGCCGCGCACGACCATCCGCGACAAGTTCGGCTGGACGCCGATCCACAGCGGCGCCGGAACCGACCCGATCTACGACTTCGCCTTGCCCTTCGTTTTGGAGCTTTGACCCATGGGAACCCTTCGCCTGATCGTGCCCGATAGCGGCAACGCCTTCGAAAGCCTCGGCCTCGGCAACTTCGCGACGCCGTTCCGGGTCAAGCCCTATGCGCTGTACCCACTGGCCACCGACCTGCTCGAACCGGGGCAGAGCATCGGCGACGACATCTGCGGCGGCGCCGATCTCGTCGCGGTCGGCACGCCCACGAATGGTGCCAAATATTCCTCGCTTACCGGCGCCAACTATTACAAGACGCCCTTCGACGGCACGACGGCGCAGGCATCGGGCGACGACAGCGGCCTGACCTATATGGCGGTCTTCAAGTCGCCGCCGAACGCCGACCCGACGCTGGCGCCGACCACGACCTCGCACCTGGTCGGGAACTATGACAGCACCGCCACCATCTTCGGCGGGTCGTCGCTTATCTCGCGCACGGGAACGGGCAGCGGCGATATTCAGGGCATCCAGTCGGTTGCTGGCGGCGGGTCGGGGCAAAGCGGGTCCAACGTCATCGCGACCAACGCCGATCCCTACCGCGCCGACCACTGGACCTTCGCAGCGCTTCCTGTTCCGAACGGCGCCATCCTGCGGCCGTGGAAGGGATGGAGCGCTTACACCCCCGGCACCGTGGCCGGAAACACCGGTATCGTCACCGGCGATCTCGGCGACGCCTTCCCGCTGACACAGGCGGGCGCATCGGGCTCGACGACGGCCATCGCGCGCGACGGCGGGCAGGCGATCGGCATCGGCGGCGATCCGTGGAGCGGCAACTACAACACCGGAACCGCGCACATCATGTTCGCCGGCGTCTGGAACCGGGCACTTTCGGCGTCGGAGATCGCGACGATCTTCGCCGATGCGAAGGCGTGGGTCGATTCCATCGGCGAAGTGCTTTGATGCGGCGCGGATAGGACCATGACCGGCCTCAACAACGAAGCCCAGATGGCGATGGTCATCGCCCTCATCGCCGGCCTCCCGCTTGGCCTGTTCGTGTCACCATGGTGGCTTCTGCTCTGCGCGCCTGCGGTGCTGTGGCTGTCCGGTTTGGCGGTGGCATTTGTCATGCTTCGGGCCGGGAAGGGGGCGAAGCTGTGGTGAGTATCCTCGAACAAGTCGAGCGCGACGCGACGGCTGCGGCGGACGAACGCTGGCGCAATCATGTCGCGCAACTGGAGTTCGTCCACGGCGAAAATGAATATTGGCGGGGGCTCAGAAGCGGCCTCGCGCTGGCCCCGAGCCGGTGGCGTTGGTGGCTGTTCGGTCTCGCGTGCGGGGCTGCGATTGTGGGAGTGCTGGTATGATCGACGCGAAAAAGCTGCAAACCGCGCTCGGCGTGACCGCTGACGGCATCATCGGGCGCAACACCTATCGCGCTTTGTTCGCTCGCTTCGGCGCGGCGCCTGAACGGGCAGGGGAGCTTGCACTGTCGGCGAACGTCCACTTCCCGGCCTATGGGATCATGGACAGCCCGCTTCGCCTCGCTCACCTCATGGCGCAGCTCGTCCACGAAAGCGGCGGGTTCCGCTACATGGAAGAGATCGCCAGCGGTTCGGCCTATGAGGGGCGCAAAGACCTTGGCAATGTCATCCCCGGCGACGGCAAGCGCTACAAGGGCCGTGGGCCGATCCAGATAACGGGCCGCGCCAACTATCGCACCTATGGCCAGCGCATCGGCATCGACATCGAAAACCATCCCGAGATTGCCGCAGTTCCGTCGATCGGCCTGCATCTGGCGCTCGAATATTGGAAGCGCAACGGGCTCAACACCCTCGCCGATGCTGACAATGTGCGCGGCATAACGAAGCTGATCAACGGGGGATTCAACGGGCTGGGCGACCGTGAGGCGCAGCTCGTGAAGGCGAAGGAGTTGCTTGCGTGACCGGACAAGAGGCGAACGGCATCATCGCGGCGATCCTGCTCGCGCTCGGGGTGGCCGCCCCGGTGCCCGAGTTCACAGGGGGGATGCTGCTCGCGCTTGGCGCCGCCTATGCGGTGCGGGCCTTTCGCGGAGCGGAGACGCGCAAGGGAATCGTCCTGTCGCTGTTCGCGGGAGCTTTCTTCGCGTTGCTCGCGGCGGGCCTGCACGAAGCGACGGCGGGCGTCTGGCTGTGGGGACAGCTCAGCATTCAGGCGCAGATGGCCGTTTCCGGCGGTCTCTCGCAATCGCTCGCCGAAGGGTTCGTCGCATTCGGGGGAGGGCTCAAGGACTGGCTGGCCAAACTGCCGGGGGGCTTCGGCAAAGGAGCCGACCGATGAATATCGCGATACAATTTGTGCTGGCGCTCGCATCAGGCGCGATGGCGCTCGTGACCTGGCACGAGTCCATGCCGAAGGTGATAACGCTCAGGGGCCGCTGGAACGGCTTCTGCGAATGGGTGCTCGGGCTGGCGCTCGCGCTTCTGTCCCCGGCATTGCTCGATAACGCGATGCGCGGCGTCGAGGCCGGATGGCATTTCATCGGCGCCGACATAGCGATCGTCGCCTATGCCTTCTGCCGCTTCCGCTGGCTGCGTTCGCAAAGTTCCGGGAGCTGGAAATGCTCGGCCTGAACCACCCCTTCATCATCGCAAAGGAGACGCGAAATGACGACCAAGGTAACTGTTGACGCCCATGCCGGCTGGCCGGTGGAGGTGACGCTTCGCGAAGGCGAGCCAGACTATCAGAAATCGGCGCACATTGTCGTCGTCGAACCCGGCGGAAAGACAGACTTCTATATCCATAGCGGCCTCGAAATTCTCGGCGTCCGCGAAATGAAGCGGAAAGAGTAGAAATGCCCATCAGGCTGCTCTCGATCCTGTCCGGCACCGGCAAGCTGTTCCGCAAGGCGTTCGAGTGGATCGCCGATGATCCATGGCGGTTGTTCGTCATCGTCGCTGCCGTGCTGGCGTTCATGCTGTGGCGCGCGGACGGGATGGCGGACAAACTGCAATTCAAACTCGACCGCGAGATCGCAGCCCATGCGGAAACGCTCAAGTCGGTCAAAACCCTCTCCGACGCGCTCGAGCAGAAGAACGCCGAAAGCATGGCAAGGGCAAAGGCCCTGGAGGACGCCCGCTCCGAGGCCGCGCAGGCGCAAGCGGCCGCTGACAGGCGGTATCGGTCCACTCAGGCCCGCATCGACGTCCTGCGCGCCGCCGTGGGGCAAAATGAGGGGGTATGCGATACCCCGGGGGAGGTGACGGATGCGCTGTCGGGTCTTTAGCATCGCCGCGGCGCTCGCGCTGGCGGGCTGCGCGCACGAACAGGCCGGCGTCCGCGTCCAGACCGTTGAGGTCGTCAAGGAAGTGCAGGTGCCGTGCCCGGTAGAGGTTCCGGCGCGACCCGCACCAATCGGAGCGCTGCCATCGGATGCACGCGATGCGCTGCGGATCGTCGGCGCCAAGCTGCTCGAATATGCGGGGCCGGGCGCCTATGCCGACAGGGCGGACGCAGCGCTGAGGATTTGCACTGCGGAGCGTTTGCCAGACTAGAAATCCAGCGTCCGCTCGATCCCGGCACCCTCGCTTATCCGGTCAAGCTCGATCATCTTCTCCGTGAACTCGGAGACAAGCCGCGCGGTCTCTTTCGGACATCGTTGCTCGCAACGGCGCCATGATGCGGCAAGGGCTGGCGGCATGTTCGGGGGCGTCATGTTGACCATGCGGCATCGTTGCGCGTTGCGGAGGTGTTCGCAATGATTCGTTGGCCGCCTACCAGTTCCAGCCGCGGCCGCTGAGCCCGTTCAAGAGATTGCCGAGCATCATCGCGGCGATGACAGCGCCGACGAACCACGGCCACCACGGGCTTTCCGGCTTGTCGTCGCGGGGGTCTGGCCAGATGCGGGGCATCAGCTGAAATGATCGAGCGCGTCGCTCGCGCGCTCCATCCAGCGGGCGAGGTCTTCGGGGCGGCGGTCGATCCAGTGGAAGCCGGTGAGCCAGGCGGTGCCGGTCCAATAGTCGCCGTCCTTCTGCCCGTCGAACAGGCGATATTCGTCCTCGGTCAGCACGAGGCAGAGAAAGCGCGGCGACAGGACGTGAACCAGATATTCGCTGCCGTCGCTGCCGTCGCCGCAAATCCATTCGGCGGGCACGCGCGCCGGGGCGGAATCGCCGAACAGCGCCAGCACGGCGCGCGCGAGGCGGTCGGTCGGCCCGTCCTTCACTGCGCGGCGGATCGTGCGGGCATCGACATCGAGCGCGCGGGCAAGCGCCACCTGCCATCCGACAGCCGACCCGTGCCACGCGACGCCGTTCGAAATGAAATCTTCGCGGGTCATGGAGCTATCATCCTTGCGAATGCTTCTGCCACACCCCTGCCTCGGCGTCGGCGTAGATTTTGAGCGCCGTCGCCACTGCCACCGCGCGGGGCGATGGCAGCGCGTCGATACGGGCAAGAGGGCCGGTCTTTCGCGCCATCGTCAAGCGCCCGGTTGCATAGCGCCGCGACGAAGCGCTTTGAGCGCGTCCTTGCGCTGGTTCTTCGTCATGGTCGAAACATCATAACCGGCGGCGGCGAGCATCGCATTGTTGGCGTCGGCGCGATCCTGAAGTTCCTCGAAAGCGGCGCGGCGCTCGGCTTCCTTGCGCTCATGCGCGCGGTGGCTGATGATGGTCAGCTCGGCCGAAACAGCCATGTTCCAGAAGCGCCGCGCGACGAACGCATCGACGGTCTGCTCATCGGCGTCGCCCCACCATTTGCACGAATCGTTGCAAATCGTGTCGTGATCCGAAACGCGGATGCGGTCGCCGCCGGCGCAATCGAAATAGGCGCTGTAGCCGCCGTTGCGATTGATGCTGGTGTTGAGCCCGCCAACGGCCAGACCGCGTTCGGCGATCATGCGGCGGAGCGTTTCGGCCTTCGAGAAAATAGCGTTTGTCAT